CTGCTATAGGCTTCCATCCCTTTGAAGTGAAAATAGGTGTTTGTGCGCTAATGAAACAATTTGGGTGAAGAGGAATCATCCCGTGTGCTTTCTTAACGGTATAAACCTCACCCTCCAAATGGGCACAATCGGGGCATACACGATCATCCCCAGTCGTCAACCATTCCACTTGTGCTGTTATCTCCTCAATTCCCAACAAAGCATAACTGTCTAACTGCCCCTCCGCATGAGCATAAATAATTTCCGTACGAGCAATAGTTGCCGCACGTCCCCGCGACAAAGTCTTAATGGACTTCCTCATCGCCCTGACGATAGGTCGTACACCTTTTCCCTGAGCCACACCATCTGCCAAAATACGACCCAACTGACCCTTCATCGTATCTGTCAAACCCTTCATATTTTCAAATGCGCGCTCGTACAACATTTCAATTTTGCTGAGCATTTCAGGCTGAAGAAAAGCACTCTTCAAAAACTGTTCTTTTGACCCCTCATACCAAGCTGGAGAAACTGCCAACTCAGCTTTATGTACATCCGTATATGATCGCATCATCCCCTTGCGATATGCCGAATCAACATACGTTGCAGTCCACGCATCTTTACTTGCAGGCAAATCAACACCCAACACACCAGCATTCACCTGCTGATCTAACCACGCCCTAAATTGTGCAATCTTCTGGGGTTTGGTCAGAAACTTGTACTGATGGCGAATTACATTGTGGTAAGATAATTGAAAAGGTTGGTCCTCTTCCAAACCAAACGCATCCTTTACTACAATTAAATCCCACAACTGTTTATCCAACCATCGCAACCGTCTACGAATTGCCCGAATGTACAACATCCGCAGTGAATAGGTACGAGTGGGATCTGTATTTAACCAATGCGTCGGCATTTTCGTTATCCTTTACGAGGAACCTTCAAAACCATCCATGGCGTTTTGTACGTCCGGGCCTGAGGTGTTTGGATATATGTCTCGACAGACTGCTGCAAACATCGATCCAAATAATTACAGCGACACCAAAAATGTCCCTTATAAGTGCCACCCCAACATCGCCGCAACCCCAACTGAGCGCCGCGCGAATCAGAAAATAAAAACTTGAAGCAGCGTGTACGTTTCATATACATCTCCGATAAAAACAACTCGTGTATCCCTACACATATTATCGCTACTGACTAGGTTGCGACAAAGGCTCAGGCAATTCCGGAACCTCCAAATCATCTTCTCGGCCCACAACATTATCGCCAATAGCTTCGGCCTTATCCTCATCAAGACCCAAAATCGTAACCAAGAAATCCTTTTCCGACATCAACGCATCAACTTGACCTTGCACATACTTAGCCATGGCCTCGGTTTGAAACTTTGCTATCTCAGCTTTGTCCTTTTCACTTGGCGTATCCCGTTCTGGCCATGCAACAATACATGGGTTTTCCGTCATGGGCAAAACGCCCATCAACTGTAAACGTTCAACAAAAGGTCGAATGATTAATGGTGTGATATAATTTTCCTGCCGCCCACCCACACGCTCCAACCATGTCTTTCGATCCTGTTCCCCAGCCAATTTGCCTTCCTCTGTGCCCATAAAAACACGATAAGGCACATCAATGCCGATACAAATGAGCTGAATTTGGGACCTAACGTATGGTGATGGATCTGTAAGTTTTGGTGCGATGTCTTGTGGCTTCATGCCTGAGCTAAATAGATACCGCTGCATGCCATCGTAGTAATCGCTCAAAGCACTCTTCATTGAGGTTTTTTGATCGGCAGTCAACTCCGTACCAGCAGGTACAAGATCTGGATCAATGCCCCACGACGTACCACTGACTCCTGCCCGCCAGAACATCTCACCACTACTGGAACTGATCTTTCGCAGATCAAGAAGATTATTGTACACGGCATGCAACCGAGAATCCCCATACAACTCACTTGTCAAACGATTGTCAGCGTAATGAAGAACACGTGTCCAATGAATGCGTATATCCTTGGAAAGACCTTCCGTCCCTCCTGTAGTCACATCCTCCATCGTTACTTTGTAAAACAAAGGCAAACCATAACGTGCGCTGCCGGTATCCTTTTCTCGTTTCTCAATAGTTACAGCGGACTCATCAAAGCACTTCAAAAACAATAACTGGTGTTCTTCTCCCCCACCCTCAAAGTCTACAGGCATCATTCCATCTACACCTTCCACAGACTCCACTGGGGTGTCCAACTTCCCACCATCATCAATGCCCAACAGCAGTATACCATAACGGCCAATGCCAGACAGAGTATCCATCCGCTTCAAAAAATGCAGAACGTGTTTTTTCTGATACAACAAATCCCACTTCTTTTCAAACTCAGTCGCATCATTTGTATCTTCTGTTTCATGCACATCCGGCAATCCGACCCAACACTCATCCGGCCAAAGGGTAACCACACGATGCGCCACACCATTACGATCAAACAACTTACGACATTGGGAAGATTCAATTGTTTCAGGATAACGACATTCGTAATCGATATCCAAACCAGGATTCAGTAACGACAACAACGAACTCACACGTCCTTGTGTACGCAACACATTCATATACAACATTTGCATTTGTTGATCATTTGGCTTCGATACAACCCTTTTCTTCGCCATAATCTATCCTCTCAAAACTACAAGTTGTTAAAACCTATTTGTAATATGCCCTGACACGTCTGCCCAAATCCCCCACTTAAAGCATCCACCTGATCCTTGAATTTACTAAATGGAAAATATTGCATCTCCCCAATAAACGGTCCATGCCACGCCTCCGGCAATCCGTCAATATAACCCTCCGGCGCTAAGTACACATTTCCCCCATTCACTTGAGACGCTACAGGATCAGCGCGCAATTCTTTGCTACCAGTAGGCCGCTCCGCCACAACACGCCAACCAGCTAGATTGCGTATAGTTGCCTGTGCATCTGCTTTACCAGACGATCCAGGCTCTTGCTCCAGCCCGACAACTACGTGTTTACCATCTATTTCTGCTCGCCGCTTAATTCGGTTTTCTCTGGCTGTGCTTTCTAGACGGAACCTATCCACATGAAGAATACACCAATTCTGATCCAAATCTTTACCCAACCGCAAACCTACAGTCCAGCACCCATCATCATATGTAGCTGCCTTATCCCAAAACCGAATCTGCTTAACCCATTTTCTTGGATTGGTAGGATCGGGAGGAGTTTTGATCAGTAACTTCTCAGCCTTGAACATGCCTCCACCAATTGGAATGGGTGACTGATCATACTGACCAGCATACATAAAATCGCCACTTGCTTTTAATTCTCGAAGTGATTGCCAGCCAAGTCGATTAGGATTAAGCAGCGTATCTTGATCGTAATAGTATTTTTTCAGCTTTGCAGGCTTTACCAATGGAGAAATCGTAGCAGGCAAACAGACATGCTTTACGCGAATCTCTCCACGTTCAGCCATATCCAAAAGAAACCCTGTAGGATCTTCCTGGGACAACCGCTGCATTATAAGTATGGTAGGCACCAAAGCGATAGATCGTTTTCTTGATGGCAACGCTTCAAGTATGAATTCCTTTACAGCTTTTGTTTCCGCAATAGATCTCGCAGCCCTGGGATTCAATGGGTCGTCTATCACTACCAAATCCCCATGCTTTCCCGTGATACTACCTTGTGTACCAGAACTGTATCTCGCTCCCCCCAATGTCGTACCGTATGTGCCCACTGCATTCATGTCACCACGAATTTTAACCTCTGGAAAGCACGCTTTGTAATCATCGCTCCGAATCAAATCCCTAGCTCGGCGCGCATGACCCACCATCAGATTTTGTTCATAGGAACAACCGATAAAATTCAACGATGGGTTACGAGCCCAAATAAATCCATGCAAAAACATCGCAAATATCGTAGACTTGAGACTTACTGGAGGAATGTTATATATGATGTAATCATAGCGTTTCTTTTTGCGTGCTAATATTCGCTCCACTTCGCGCTGTGCATCCCAACACAAATACTCAATATGCCAATTAGGTTGAAACGGTTCGTGTGGCACAACTATCGGCCAAAACTCCCTCACGAATTCATAGAAGGATTTCCGCGTGATACTCCGAATGATATCATGTTCACGAAACCCAATCATTTAACAACCTCTGCATCTATCGCTTTCGCCTTACGCAAATGTGCAAGTATTTGTTTCTGAATAGGTAGTGGCAAGTTCAAACTTTCCATGGGAAACATTCTATGGTTGTGGTCAATTTGGCCTTGCACATTAACATCCAGTGATGCCCTATCCCCATACCCTCGTTTTTTCAACCGTGACCGCGCCACTGCCAATGTAGCTGTTTCACTCCCAGCTTGTACTAAACGAATCAAACTACTTTCAAACATATCATCCTTGACGTCCTCAATTTCACGAACAAGCTTTTGAAAATCAGGATCTAAATACCATGTTTGGAATGTAGCTCGTTTGATGCCCACTTTACGACAAGCAG